AGATATGACTGCCGTGGAGCAGCTTGAGTGGGTAAAGAGAATGCAAACTGACTGGGCAGATAATGCTGTGTCTGTTACGGTCTACTATCGCCCGGAAGAGTTGCGAGAGATCAAGGATTGGTTGAAGGAAAACTACGATAATAGCGTTAAGTCTGTGTCGTTCCTTCTCCACTCCGATCATAACTTCCCGCTTGCACCATACGAAGAGATCTCGGAGGAAGAGTATTACGCACTGTCTTCCAAGATCAATATGGCTGTGGCTATCGGCTCGTCTGCTATCGAAGATGATATGCTGGACGATCCTTCGTGTGCCACCGGGGCCTGCCCTGTAAGATAATCTCAGCTTGGGGAGTGGATTTGCCCCGGTGTCTCTTATGGAGACACCGGGGCAAGCCATTTAGGGACAATTTTGTACATTTTTGGACCAAACGGCTGCGTTTTATGATAGAAAGTGTGGTAAACTGGCAAAATGCCGATGCGACTGAAGCGAGCTACGCCGATTATTGAAGATGACTTTGGTGTTTGCCTCTGGAGAATGCCAGATGGAGCAGTGCTTGGAGATGAAGAGGGGCGTTTTCTCTCTATGACGGGGATGCTTGACGATCCTATTGTTGAGGCTAAAATGAAGAAGTCTGCTGTTTACTGGATTGGAGACGAGGCGCTCCTCGGTGAGCCATTCTGGGTTCCCGGCAGCCGACAGGTTTCCGACTCTGAGGCCGATGATCAAATGGAAAACTTGCTTAGCGGCAAAACTCCCGACGAGGTTCAGAGTATGAAGCAGAGAGGACTTTTGGGGCCGTGAAGAGAGTTGCTGCTGCGCTTGTTCCAGATAGCGAAGATTTAATTGTAGATGATGTAGTTGATTCGAGAACTTTTTCTCCAATAATTGCTATATCGGAAGAAGCCGATGGCTTTAAAGATCCAATCAAAAAGCATCTAACAAAGCAGTCAAAAAAGACAAAAAATAAATATTATAAGCTTCGCAAGCAATGGGGCGTGGGATCTGATGGAGCGAAGTCGAAGTACGAAGATCCGGAGCTTGTAAATGGCTACGGGATGTTCGATGTCGTTGAGCCTCCGTATAACCTTGATACCCTCGCCTCGCTTTTCGATGAAAATGCTATCCACAATGCCTGCATCATGGCTCGCTCTATGAATACTGTTGGTCTGGGCTACAACTGGGAAGATACTGCGAAAAGCAGGCGCAGGCAGGAGAAGGCCCAGTACCGCTACGAGCACTCCGGAGACTCCGACTCGGCCGCTATCAACGGCTTTGCCGAGGGAGATGTGGTTACTTGGACAGAGGGATCTAGGTCTTTGCGTGGTCAGATTGAGCATGTTATGGATGAAGGCATCCTTGATATTCCCAGTCGAAACATCAGGCTTGAGACTTCAGCAGAAAATCCGGCAGCACTTGTCTCAATTTTAAGAAATGATCAGCCGACTAGGCAGCAGGCTGCTGTTTATCTTTCTAATCTTTCTAAAGAATCAAGCTCTCGCAAAGTTTCTGAAGATTCGATGCAAAGGCTTCGCAACTCTTTGATTAGAGAAGAGCAGCGTTTAAATGATCTTTTTGATAATTTTAATGAGTATGAAAGTTTTACAGAAACTCTTGTAAAAATTTGGATTGACGTTCTTTCTACTGGAAATGGCTATATGGAGATAGGACGCAGTCGAAGCGGCAAGATTGGTTATATCGGACACATTCCGTCAATCCACCTGAGAGTTAGGCGTGCCAGAGATGGATTTGTTCAAAAATCAGGATCGAAATTTATCTTCTTCAGAAACTTTGGTGACATCAATGTTGCTGATCCAATTAATGGAGATCCTAACCCTAACGAAATTATTCATTTCAGCCTTTACTCTCCAACTAATACCTACTATGGTGTACCTTCTGCGGTGGCTGCTTTAAGCGCAATTGTTGGAGACAAGTTCGCCAAAGAATATAATATTGATTATTTTGAGAACAAAAGCATCCCGAGATATGCGATCATCCTCAAGGGAGCCAAGCTATCGGAGAAGTCTAAGCAGGAAGTTGTAAATTATTTCCGGAACGAAATTAAGGGAAATAATCACGGCACCCTGTTTGTACCTCTCCCCGCCACTCTTGGCAAGGAGGTCGATATTAAGTTTGAAAAGCTTGAAAATAATGTTCAGGAAGGTTCGTTCGATAAATATCGAAAGTCTAACCGTGATGAAATTATGGTAGCTCATCGCGTGCCTGCCCCCAAGATTGGGGTGTATGATAATGCCAACTTGGCCGTATCTAGAGACGCCGATAAAACTTTCAAAGTTCAGGTCATTAGTCCAGATCAAAGAATGATTGAAAAAAAGATTAATCGTATTGTTAAAGAATTTTCTAATATTAAACAGTTTAAGTTTGCAGAAATTGACATTATTGACGATGATATTCGCTCACGAATCTGGGATCGCTACCTCAGAACAGAAGTTGTCACTCCTAATGAAGTTAGGTCCAAGCTTGGCATGAACCCGCTTCATGAGGGTGATCACCCGCTTCCGTATCCCACCCGTCTTCAGAAGCAGAAGAATGATTTTGATATGGAGCAGGCGGAAATGGGAATGCCTACTACTCCAAATCGCGGCGGTGGCGCTGTTGGCAACAACAACGCACTCTCCGGCTCCCCGCCGCGTAGCAGGCAAGACGCAGTAAATGCAGAAAGCTCTGATGCCGATCAGACAGGTGGCAGAAGAGAGCGTGGAGAGAGACAAGATCAAGAAGGAGTTGATAATTAATGAGTTATGTAACATTTAGTGACGACAAGGCTGTCACTGCAAGCCGAGCTATCGTAACTAACGTCGTAATTAGAGCCTCGGCAGATTCGGTGGTAAATGTTTGTGATGGAACCTCTTCCAGCGACCCGGTTGTTCTTCCTTTGGCAGTAAAAAGCGGAGATACAGTGTCGATTTCGGGAAGAGTTGCATTTAATAGCGGCGTGTACGTTGAAGTTGTTTCTGGAACAGTTGTTGGAACAGTAATTTACGAGTAATCGCTTTTTAATGTATTTATGTGATATATTGTTACCATAGGGACACCAATGGCTAATTCTTTTAATATTATTTTTCCATTTCAAAAAATTGACAGAGAGCAGCGCATTGTTACAGGCATTGCTACTGCTGACAATGTTGATTATGAAGATGACCGGATTTCTTTCGAGGGATCTTTAGATGCTTTTTCTAATTGGATCGGAAATATCCGAGAAATGCACTCGCCTATTGCTGTTGGAAAGCTTGTTGATTATCGAGCAGTTCCTGTAAACTATCGTGGTAGAATTTATAACGGCATTGAAGTTTCTGTCTATATTTCAAAAGGTGCAGAAGATACTTGGCAAAAAATTCTAGACGGCACTCTTCGTGGATTTTCTATCGGCGGCCGATCAATGGATGCCGAGATGGAGTACGACGAAGACCTTCAGCGACAGGTCCGTGTAATTAAGGAATATGTTTTAGGCGAGCTTAGCGTCGTAGATAATCCCTGCAATCCCGCTGGTATGTTTACTATGGTAAAAATGAGGTCAGATGGTTCTCTGGAGTACTGTGAAAGTTTTGATGAAAATGATGACTCAGACCTGTTCGACAAAGCCATTTCAGATGTAGATCTCAAGCCCACTGAGGCTATGGCCGCCGCTGCGCGTCGCGGCCTAGAGTGGCGGCAAGAGTATAATCGTGGAGGCACTGCGGTAGGAGTTGCCCGTGCTAGAGATATTGCTAATCGCAAGAATTTGTCGCCCTCTACAGTCAGAAGAATGAAGTCGTTTTTTGCTCGTCATGAGGTTGACAAGCAGGCGGAGGGCTTTAACTCCGGAGAAGAAGGATTTCCATCTGCTGGCAGAATTGCGTGGGAACTTTGGGGCGGAAATCCGGGTAAGACTTGGGCAAACGCCAAAGACGCTCAGCTTGATCGTGAAGAGCAGAAGATGGTTAAGTCTGCCGAGGAAGAGAGGGTGTATTACTGTGCCCAAGATGAGTACGCTGTTTTTGGCGATGAAA